TTCAATACGTCGTCAGTATCACCAGTAAACAGAATTTCTGGTAACATATTAGATAATTTCGATGCTCTGCTTATGATACGTTCACCAGTAGCGGCAATTGTTGTTACATGCCGTTCGACCCCAGTAGATGTTGAGACAATTTCTACTGCTGTACCTGACGTTTGATCAATTTGTTCTCTGTTTTCCTTCTCAAAGTTTTCAGCCCGAGCAGAAAGAGAGTCCATTGTAGCGGTTTGTGATCCTGTTATTGTATTGGTTGAGTTTCGTTTAACCCACGGCAATCTTACAGGTTCGCCTTTATCATTATTTGCAGAGGCAGTGATTGATCCAACAACACCATTGGTATCTTTGGTTAACTCATTCAAAAACCACAACTCAAAGTCAGTAGATTGCTTCTTGAACTTGTCTACTCTATAGATGTTTTCGGCACATAGAGAGGCTATCGCCGGCTCGGCAGACGATCCAATAGGATACTCTTGCTCGATACGTCGCAATGATACTCTAAAACGTCGTAGGCCATCGCCAAAGAAGATGTGACGGGAGAACTCACCGAAGTCTATAAGGGGCCTTACTTGTTCTTGATCGGACGTTAGAGAGAGTGTAGCGAGGTCGCCTGAACTACTCCCAAAACCGGATAGAGAATCAATTAAGCTCTCAATGGAAAATCCATCAGCCATATATTCCTACTTTCTTAGACTACAAAGAAGTTCCACAGATCCGGCCTGTCATAATGGAATGTGTCACCTTTAATATTTAGTTTTAGCACTACCTTATATTCAATATCTGGATAAAGATTATTGGTATCTAACTCAAACCAGTTGCCATCTTTATCGTATGAGATTTCTACTTCTGGTACTTCAACTAAATCTGTAGTCAACTCACGTATTTCTACCGTACCACTCTTGGCAATAAAACCACTCATTGCTGTAGTGCTACCTGTTACTGGACTTAATATTGTGCTTCTATCTCTAATGAATACTCTTATCTTTGTTGTTGAACCATAATCATATGTGGTTTGCTTGTTGATAAGATTGACAGTAAAGTTTGAAATGTTAAACGATTGAGCGCCCTGTACAGGTTGATTGAATGTCAACGCACCGGTTGTCGTTAGATATTCACCAGCCGTTGTAACCACCCAAGAATCTACAAACAATGAAGAAGCAGAAGTTCCAATATTAATACCACTTACACTACCACCTGCTGCTGGAGCAGAAGTTCCAATGTTAACTTTATATACACCTTTAGCAAAACGACTTGCTGTTAGTGTCATAGGACTTGTTGCCACGCCGTCAGCAGAGATTGTAACATGGCCGGGGAATTCTTTTGTTCCATTCAAATCTTCCATTACACCGTCAACCATGTTGTAGAAGAATAGATTGCCAGTCTTAGAAAATTTCATTAATGACCTATCGTCTTTAAGTTCTCCCGGCCATTCTAACTGAATGTATGGTCGTTTACGTGTGTTTGTTTCACGTCCATAAAATTTCTTCGTAAAGAAACTCGTAGATGATACTGACGTATCTACTCCTGCTGCCGTAGCTTCAGGCCCATCTTTTGCTTCTTGACCATCAGCCATTCTCAATAGGAAACCATAGTTAGCAGACACACTATTCAAGTGTCCCTTAAACCATGTAGTCACGTCTACCTTGAGGTTTTCTTCCCCCTGTGTGAACGTAGCACTACCCGAACTAGAATCATACACTTTTGTATCACTACCCAACACAGCATGCCCACCAGTAGTAGAGTTAAGTCCTGTCCATGATTGTGTGTTTGTAGCCGATAGAGCATCAGCATAACCCGTTTGCGAAAGTTTGTCATTATCTAAACCTGTCCCCTCAGTCCAATCTGCCGTAAGAGGTAAGGCCCAGATTGTAAAGTTAGATGCTATTGGATCACCGTGTAAAGCATTAAACAAATACATATATGCAGAGACAGACGTATCAGTTCTTGGGTCTGGATATTTACCAGTGCTGATAATACCACCTGTTAGTGATGTGAGAGAGAATTTTATCAACGCTCTGGCCCACTCCTTTGTGTTACGTGTAGAATTAACCTTGTTCCATACTTCTAATATTGGTGATAGACCAAAGTTAGAAGTTGTTGATTGTTCGGTAATCCACGTATCTTTTTCTACATATGCTCGAGCACGTGACATTATACTGTTCTCCCAATAATGTCTATGTTGGGATACTTCACTTCCCAAATCATATCTTCTGGCATACTGAGTATGCCGTTTACTGTGTTGGCTAGTACATCAAACGTTGTCGTAGAATACTGTCTACCATCTACTGTGTTAGCAAGGTTGGTAAAATTAAATCTCACAACTGACCTAATTTTTACAGATGCCTGAATCTTGGCAATAAAGTCTGACACTACCAAGGTGTCATTGAAGTTACCTAACGATGTATGTAACATCGGTTTGACAATATTGAACGCTTCTAACAATGCTTCATTTGGGTTTATGTTTGGTGCAGCAACAATGCTAAAGTCTGTTCCAATGTTGACTACCTTACCGTCTGTTAGTTTGACACTATCTGAGAATGACTTGAAACGTTTGATATACGTTTCAATATTGTTCTTCAGTGTTTCAGCGGGAACAATCAACTCACCTCTTGAGTTACGAGCCATTAATACCAACTCCACACCTAATGAATTAGTTGAATCTTTTCGAGCAAAACTTCTAAATACACTACCAAAACATCCGGGCATTGATAACACTCTAACTTGATAGTCTGTTAAAGTAACCGCTCGGTTTTGAGCATTAAAAAACGACAACGCATTTTGTTTAATAGAAACTAAAGATTCTCGTTCTGCGCCGCCAGTAGCTTGAGCAGGATTTGTTACAGCAATGGTTTTTACTAATGCATCTGTTGCAGCTGCATTCGAGACTTCAATTGTTGGATTTTTATACTCAATAACTCTATTTGTAAATCTTGACAACACATTCATCCCAACGTTGGTAGCTAAACCACCACCAGTTCTATAATTTATGTCAATTATAGTGTTTGATGAAGGAGCAATACCCAATGTTTTTGTTTTTAAGAAATTAGAAGAATCAATTACCATAGGCGCAAAACCAGACACAGACCCTCTCAATGACGGAGGTAAAACAAAATCTTCTGGATTTGGTATGATCTCATTATCTTCGGCTGTACTAATGCCTCCACCAAATGTTATTGCTGTTTTGCCACCAGCTATTTTTTCTTCAACAAACCTTCTTGGAACACGTTTCAACTTCAAAATAAAAGGAACATCACCAGATGATGATGTTGTGTTTGCCTCACCAGCAAAAATAGTTTCTTGAGCTAAATTGTCTACTTTTTGCCACTCATATCCATCATTAGATGATACAGAAAAAATCTCTGTTATATCCACACTCGGTAACTCTATTCTTAAAAATGATTTCGGCACTACTCCTACACTATAAGAAAATAGTTTTGTTGTGCCCGCTGCAGCGGATACACCAGTAATACTATATGTAGCCTGTGTTGCACCGGCGGATTTTGTATGAACTCTATTTGCTGAAGCTGAGAAATCAACATCATTTAAAATCTCAAAACTAACAGATGGTTCAAAATTTGATGTTACTCTACTACCCTTCTTAAGAACAAAAGCAACGCTTGCACTTGTTGCGTCTTGAAACGTTGCTGAAATTGATAGGTTAGTAACAGCCGGCGATGCCAGTTTTGGTTTATAACCAAAATTTTGTGCAAGACTAAATATGTTCTTTGTTTCAATAGCTCTATCAAGAAATCCCTCGTTTACTTGTCTATCCAACAAGAATGTCAGAGAGTCACCAAGATAGGCAATCATTTCTAACAATGCCATACCACCAGAGGCGTCATTAAAGTCTTGCCACTCGTTAGGAAAATATTTCTTTAAAAAGTTTATGAGATCTTGTTTATAATCATCAAAATCTTTTGAAAGATAATTTATCTCTCTTATTTCTTTTACGCGTTCAGTCATTACTTTTTCTCTATGGACTTAATGTTAATTGAACAGAATCAACCAACTGATCAGCATTCTTTAATACATACTTCATTCTTATTAATACTTGATTAGTGTCTAAGGACACCCCTATTCCTCCAGCGGTATCTTCAGAATATAATTTTAAAGATACCAATTTAATTTCTGGCATCCATACTCTTATTGCAGATTCTATTTCTGAACGAATCCTAACTTCTAATTCAGCAGGGACGATTTGTTCAAACAAACTACCTAATAAAATAGGAATATTTGTACCAATCCCACCATTTACAACACGTTCACCTTTTTTGGTCAAAAGAAGAATTTTAATATTTTCCCTGACCGCTCGTATTGTATCTTGGTTGCCTTCAAAAAAACCTTTACGAAATTTCCTTAAAGGAAATGAATAGTTGATAGTCCCAGGCATAATAATTCTCTAATTTAGATAATGTCTCTTACTTAAAATATCTCTTGCATTAGATATTAGTGTTGTTAATTCATTAATTTGTTCTGCAAAATCATTTTTACGTCGGCCCAAGCTAGTATCAATAAAATGAGTTGCAGGTGACGACTCTGGAGTTGTTGTAAATCTAGTTGAGGATTCTCCACCAATAGAAATAGCGTCATAGTTAATTTTTTGCTTTTTAACCACAGTTCGTAAAGCTCCAGTTTTAATAGTTGGAGGTTGTGGAATTGATATAGTTCTACCATCTACTTCAACAACTGAAGGGCGTTGATATACAAGAGTATCTGGATCGCGACGAGAGTCTCGAAATTTGATTTCTTTATCTGGAATCTGGAAATTAATTTCTGGTATAGCATGAGTATGATTTAAAAAATGATTCAAAAAATCTTCTATAGATGTAACAACATCACCTAACTTATCAAGTGTTTGGGCAAATATTGCTCCAATGTTTTCTTCGTACGAAACCAATTTTTCACCTAATACGTGACGATTCAAGGATCTCTCTGCGTCTTGTTCCAAAGATATAGTATATGTTTCATCAGCAATAGTTGCGATGAAGTTTCTAACAGCGTCTTTATCATTAATCATTCTAGTGCCGAGGGGAGTTGAAATTATTTTTGCCACAGGAGTAACTTTTTTGACACTACCTATATCACTTAATTTTCCTTTTTCAACATGAATAACTTTAGTGGCAGTTTTACCTATGGTAGCAATGTTGTCTCTGAGCGCATAGAAATCTTTATTCATAATACCCATTTCTAATATGCCTCTTTTACTTCGCCGCGGCGAAAACGAATGTCTTATGAATGTTCTCGTTCTACCTTGTTGAATAACATCTCCCAATAACGCAGGAACTCCGGTATTTCTAATAGTTCTTTCTGGTTGAATATCATTGTTGATATCATTCATACCGACAACATCTATATCAAAACCAGTTTCGCCCAATGCGTTTTGGGAGTTGTTATCACCAACCAAATGTGTGCTTAGCCACGGACTATTATTGACTCTGCCGATCCAATAACCCTTAGAGTCTGATTCAGTAGTTTCTCTTATTATTAAAATCTCTTCACCTATTTCGGGCAACGAAATTGTGTGTGTTGATAACAATGGCACATACCAATCATCAACCTCAGATGATGAGAAAACATCATCTTCCTGTTCTACTAATACACCCTCACCAATAATTTTTGCTTTTATACTATACTGTGGTAATACTTTTGTTGACTCTTTATCAAAATTAACGTCACGAAGAACATCAAGAACGATACCATTACTTAATATAAAATTAGTTTTGTTAAGCGAAGACTGATAGGCTTCTTCTATAAATCTTTGACCGGGGTGGAATAAATTTGAAAAGCTAACTTCCGACATTTTTTATCTCTACGCCTCGTTTGATAAGTTCTTTTTCCATCTCTACTAAATTTTTCTTTAGTGGTTCAATTTTTTTGAACAACTCTTTAGCAATAGTTAAAAAATCTTCGTATTGAACAAGACTGTCAGTATATTCTGTAGCTAATTCTTCAATATTTTTATCATCAAAAGTCATTAGCCCTCTATAAAATCTAATTTGATATGAGAATACAATCCTCTAATCTTATTCAAAGACTTGGTAATTTTACGAGATGGCAGATCAGTTGCTTCACGAACATAAACATAAAGCTGTTTCTTATTAGTAATGTTTAATATTTGATATTCTTTCAACATTTCAATAACAATACTTAACACTTTGTTATCATCAATAGTCAAAACATTGTTTTCATCTTCAATGATCTCAATTAATTCATTAACAACTCTATCAATTAAATTTTTACTTTCGTTATCCACAATTTCAGTATTATAATGAATCATACTTAGATCGTGAACAATACCATCTCTACTATCTCCATCTATAAATACCTGCTTCTTAAAAGAATTAGATTGTTGGATCAACCAATTTTTTACAATGGTACCGAAATACGAATATGATTTCTTGTTAAGTTTAGGATTATAACGATTTAATTTTTCATAAAGATGTGTTATAGCTTCATGTTTAATACTATCGTAATCATATAATGTTTTGTTAAAGTTGTAGGCGTAGTAAATGTTTTCCACAAGGCGTTGAAAGGCTGGTTCTATGGTATTAACATAGATAACATGCTTTTCTTCTATATCTTCCATTTGATTAAATAGAACGATAGCTGTTTCTTCATCTTCGCCCCAATAGTATTTCATATATCTCTCCTGAGAATGTATAACTATAGGAATTTAATGATTATTAGAGTTATTGTATACGTTACATCTGCCGCGCAAGTTGCATGGTAATTAATGTATTGAAGTTCCCCGGCCGGAGATCTTCCTCCAAGTTGGAAATATAATAGATTCCCCTCACACCTTGGATAACATTGTCCACCAAAATATAATCTAATGGACTTAGGCCTGTTATACCATGAACTGTAGTTGTTATTGTTAACAGATAATTTGATAACACTTTTCCTAAGTGTACATTAGAATTTTCTTCCATAAAAGACACTAACAAACTATTATAAAAAGTCATATCAGTAAACAATAATGTGCCTAGTGCACTGTTGGCCAAGCGTCTGTTTTCTTCTGTGTTTCCACCCTCTTGTTGAACCTCCCTCAATACCAAAGATATTCTTCTTATTGATTCTAATTCGGCTTGAGTTTTGTGCATTAATTGCAGATCTTCGTTTGCTATAAGCTCATTCCATGTTTTATTCCTGAGCCGCGCGGACGCGGCGGACTGGTTGCGGCCGCGATTATCGGTTTCCTCTGGCCGATCCACCCAATTTGAATCTAT